TTCGCCTATTTCCCTATCCCATCCAATACCAGCAAGGGTTTCAGACGATCAGCCTCAACTGGCCGTGCTTGGCGGTGATCGGCCGAGATTGGAAACGACCGCTCACAGTGGTTGTTTAGATCATTCCCAAGAGATATCGGATTTTGCGGAAAAGGTACTCAATGTCAAGTTGATGGGTTGGCAGCGCCGGGTGCTTGCAGGGATGACGGCGTACAACGTGGTGGATGGTCGAGAGGTGTGGGTGCATCGAGTGTCGTACACATCGGTGGCCAGACAGAACGGTAAGACCGTAACTATTGCGGCGTTGCTTGGTTGGTTTCTTTGCACGCAAGGCAAGGCGCGTGGCAGTAAACAATTGGTGATGTCGGTTGCTCACAAACTTGATTTGGCAACCGTGTTGTTTAATTATCTTGCACCAATTCTTGAGGCAAAGTTTGGTGCAACGGTGATTTGGTCTTATGGCCGTCAAGTGCTCACAATGCCAGACGGCTCACAATGGATGCCACGTGCAGCCACGCCGGGTGTAGGTCACGGTTACTCAATTGATTTGTGCATTGTTGATGAGTGGTGGGCGGTTAGTGAGGAAGCCATTGACAACGGTTTGATGCCGGCTATGCGTGCACGCAAAAACCCTTTAATGGCAGGTTTCAGCACGGCTGGCGATGCGTCATCCAAATCTATGCTCAGATGGAGAGAGCAAGGTTTACGCGCCGTTGACTCAGGCAAAAACACGGCACTGTACTTTGCAGAATATTCACCGCCCGTAATGGACTATATGACACCAGCCGCGTGGCGATATTCCAACCCTGCTCTGTCTGAGGGTTTACTAGAAATGTCAGTAATCGAGGCTGAGGCACAATCACCAGATCGCAATAGTTTTTTGCGCGCATCCGTCAACATCTTTGTGCAATCACAGCACTCATGGATTGAGCCGGGTCAATTTACTGAGTTAGGCAACGATCTGCCAATGCCTAAAAACGGTGTGCTTGCGATCGAGTCCGCTGTAGATGACTCACGATATGTGGGTGTCAGAGCCGTGCAAGACGGCCAATATACGCGCTGCCATATTGCTTTTGTTGTGGACACAATTAAAGAGATGTGGGATGCAGTCGCTTTAGAGGTTGAGCAATCCCCAATGCTGAAACTGGCGCTTGTGCCATCAATAGATTTGCATTGCCCACCGATCTACGCGCACCGCAAAACTGTTGTAGGGCATCGTGAGGTGGTCAAATGGACAGGTGCGGTCAGGGCACTTATTGTGGAAAAAAGGATTAGCCACGCAGGGCAAGCGCAATTGATTGATCAAGTTGAGCGCGCTGTAGCAATCAAACATAACGGTGTGCTTACGTTGTCAAGCACCAGATCACCGGGTGACATCTCAGCGTGTCGAGCAATGGTATTTGCTGTCGCTCTGGCATCAAAACCTATCTTTGCAAACAAGCCCACGATTATGAGCGTTTAGCCTCTAATGTGTGATATGGCATCGGCCTGATGCTTGCTTATCGTCGGGATACCGCATCGCATACCGGGCCGATGCCACCACAAACTAGACAGATTGTGACACACTAAGAACATGGCACTATTCTCTAAAACTAAAGCGGCGATCTCACCACCGCCAACTAAAGCCGCTGCCGCTGGCTCAAATTACAACAGCAATCAAGGCGCTGCAATGGTCGGCCAGTATTACACCTACACAGAGGGTGTGCTCTTTAGTCAAGCAATGAGCGTGCCAACAATTGCGCGCGCACAACAATTGATCGCGTCAGTGATCGCATCAATGAAATTAAAGATGTACACAGAAATGTGGAACGGCGAGGAAATGGAACAAGTGCCGCTTGCGCCTCGATCATGGTTGCGCCGTATTGATCGAGCAAACACAAACAACCATATTTTGTCGTGGACAGTTTCAGATTTAATGATGTTTGGTAGAGCGTTTTGGTACATCACCGAACGCACTGCTGATGGCTACCCTGCATCGTTTACACGTTTACCAGCAGCAATGTGCACCACACGCGATCAGGCTGGCAGTCCGGCAGGTGTTTGGTTTGCACCATCAAAAGAAGTCTATTTTAATGGCGGCGAAATCAACCCTAAAGATTTGGTGCAGTTCTTAAACGGTCAACCCGGCATTGTGTATTCATCACAAAAGGCTATTGCGACATCTATCAAACTTGAGGATGCACGATTTAGAAACGCATCAAGTGCAATACCGGCTGGCGTGTTACAGGTGCAGGCTGGGTCAGAGCCTTTATCCTCAACTGAGTTGGCCGATCTTGCAGCGTCATTTAACGCAGCGCGCGCCACTAACCAAACGGCGGCGCTCTCACCAGAGGTGCATTACATTGAGACAGCCACATCACCAGACAAAATGCTTTTAGTTGACTCAGCAGAGTTTCAGGCAATGGAAATGTCGCGTGTGTGTGGCGTACCTGCCTATTTGTTAAACATCTCCGTTGGCTCATACGCTTACACCAACAGCACAGAGGCTCGCCAAGACTTGTGGACTTTTGGCTGCAAACAGATCGCAGAGTGCATTACCCAAACATTGTCAGCCAACAACGTGCTACCAAACGGCACTTGTGTTGAGTTTGATATTGACGATTTCATTGACGGCGATTTAATGGAACAATCCGACAAAATGGAAATGCCACAACCACCACGTAACAATGGAGTACCGTACTCATCATGATCAAGTTCACTGCCGAAGCCGTAACCATTGACGCAGCCGGGCCAGACGGCAACCCACGCCGCACCATTTCAGGCATTGCCGTACCCTACGGTGTAGATGCCACCGTTTCAGACGGCACAACAGTGCGCGTACTTGAGGGCGCACTACCAACCACAGGCAAAGCACCTCGACTCTTTATGAACCATGACTCAACTAGCGCAATCGGTTTGGTTGTGTCGCGCGAGTCAACATCTGGTGGGATGCTTTTTACCGCTAAGATCAGCGACACCGTGCAAGGCAACGAGGCAATAACCCTTATGAAAGACGGCGTTTTAGACTCGGTATCTATCGGAATTACGCCTACAAAGTTTGCTTACAACGAGGCTGGCGTAATGGAAATCAGCGCCGCCACATGGACAGAATTAAGCGTTGTGGCCGTACCAGCATTTGCAGGCGCACAGATCACCGACATCGCAGCGAGTATCCACCAAGATGAGCCAGAAATAAGTACTATAGAAACAGAACCTACACAGGAGACAGAACCCATGAGCGAAACAACACCAGTCGAAGCAGTAGAAGCAGTCGAGGCAACTATTCCAACTGCACCAATTTTTGCATCAGCAAAGCGCGAGCCACGTTTGCCAGCAGTAGGCGAATGGGTTTCAGCAATGCACAAAGGCGGCGAGATCGCAGCATCAGCACAACGTGTGTTTGCCGATTACCGCGCATACCACAAATCACCACTTGAGGCCGCCGCTGGAGACAACGTGCTCAGCAATGATGCCGGTATCGTGCCAGTTCCAATTCTCGGCCCAGTGTTTGCTGATATCAATTACATCGCTCCGGTGCTCAACGCACTCGGTACACGCGCAATGCCAAATGGTGGTGCAGGCTCAACATTTATTCGCCCAACGTGGACTACCCACCCAACGGCAGCACAGCAATCAACTGAACTCACCGCAGTATCAGCAACAACCGCAGTGATCGCATCCAACACAGTTACCAAAGTAACTTTTGCTGGACAAGCAACACTGTCGTACCAAGTCATTGACTTTACAGACCCTGCCGCAATGCAAATTATTGTGCAAGATTTGGCTGGCCAATACCTCGTAGCGATTGACAACTACGCAGCAGACAACTTGCTCGCCGCAGCAACATCCGCTGGTGTGTGGGATTTGTCAGTAACTGACTTGATGAAATCAATTTACGATGCAGCAGTAGTTTCATCGCAAGCCACAAACATGCTGCCAACACACATCTTTGTTGACCCAGCAACATGGGCATTGATGGGCCAACTTGTTGACACAACAGGCCGCCCAATTTTCCCAGCAATCGGCGCACCGGGCCTCAACGGCCAAAACACGCTCGGCGCTGGCTCAGCAGCATCATGGTCAGGGATGAACCCACTCGGCCTTGAGATTGTTGTTGACAACAACTTTGCTGCCAAAACAATGGTCATTATGAACAAGAACGCGTTTGAGGTATATCGCCAAGATCGTGGGATGCTCTCAGTTGAGTTGCCATCAACACTTGGCCGCCAAATGAGCGTGTTCGGTTACGCGGCAACCTTTAAGGCCAACGCAAACATGATCCAAAAGATCACACAGGCTTAGTCGAGAGGCGGCCTCACCGCCATGAGTAATTACACAGTCACCAGCAAGCAATTGCTAGACAACTATGCGGTAGTGCAAACACTTGAGCCAACAGAGATCGCTATTGGTGAGAGTGTCACTATCGCATCAGTTGCCGTACCTTTTAACGGCTCATTTGTTGTGCAAGCGTTACCACAGTATTTGTACATCGGTATTGACTCAGATGGTTTCCCGTTGTACAACACCAACGTGGCATTACCTAATCAAGTTATGTACCGGTGCACAGGCAGTGACGTTGATCGAGTAGCAACGACCACAGGAACGCTTACATACAATCAGGTGTGCACTTGGGTATCAGCAACCGATGTCGAGGATTGGCTCGGTATTGGCACAGCAACGGCGGCTGATGCCACGTTTCTAACATTGTGTGCGGCTGCCGCGTCAGCGTTTTGTTTTTTGCGTAGGCAAGAGGCTGGCTACCACGACTCACTAACAACACTGCCTAGCACCGCTGTCGGATTGGGAACACGCGCCTACGGCGGTTTCTTGTACCGTCAACGTGGCTCGGTCACAGATTTTGCCTCGTTTGATGGCATGGTTTCTGGTGGCTCAAACGGCCTTAGCCCAATGATCAAACAACTGCTAGGTGTCAACCGCGCACAGGTTGCCTAATGCCAACACCAGTTGCCTACACCGACCTATTTAACACCGCGCTAGACAACTTGTCAGCCACTCTCAGCGCCGTTACAGGCTTACAAGTAGTAACAGACCCTAGAAACATCTCACCGCCTTGCGTGTTTATTGATGCACCATCCTTTACAGGTTTCAGCCGGGCAGTATTCACGCTGTCATATCCAGTCAGGTTGCTGACTCTTGGGCCGGGCAATTTAGATGCACAACGCAGTTTGATGAACTTGGCAGCCAAAGTGGTTAGCGCCCAAATCGGTGTTACCGATGGCAGACCAACTATCGCTATCATCGGCGGCAGCGAGTTACCAGCGTATGATCTAAATATCAATGTGCAGGCACAAAGTTAGGACAAAAATTATGGCATACGTTATTGCATCATCAAGATTGGGCACAGTAGGCGATACCTATGAGCCTGCCGATGGCGTAAACATCGAGGCGTTAATTGAGGGTGGGTTTATCAAATCCACCAACAAGAGCGCAAAATCTGATAAACCTAGTAAAGACACCAACGAGGAGTAATTCACATGGCCACCAGCACGTACCTATCTAATCCAGTAGTCACAATCAACGCAGTTGATATGAGCGATCAATGCACCGCAGCAGTTTTGACGCGCTTGATTGAGTCGCTTGAGTCAACCGCATTTGGTTCTACCAATCGCTCTTATGTTGGCGGTCTTGAGAACAGCACACTTACTTGCACATTTTACAACTCGTTTGCTGCATCAGAAACGTACGCCACACTCAAAGCGCTTGTTGGCACTCAAGTCACCGTCAAGATCAAACCAACCAGCGCATCCACCAGCGCCACAAACCCAGAGTCAACACTGACAGCGGCCTATATGGAGTCGCTACCAATTGTAAACGGTCAACTTGGTGCGCTTGATACCATTGACATCACGTTTACTGGTGGCGCATACTCAGTAGCCACCGCTTAACTAATTCTCGCCGGCAACGGCCCGACACGAAAGAGGCAAGATGCAATTAAGACTTAAAGCCACATTTACAGACGGCACAATAAACGAGGTCGTAACCAATCTCTCAACTGTTGTTGCGTGGGAACGCAAATATAAGCGCAAAGCGTCAGAGATGGCGCAAGGTATTGGTGTTGAGGATTTGGCATATTTGTGTTACGAGGCAACCCGTGCATCTGGTACAACAGTGCCCGGAACGCTTGACCAATTCATTGCATTACTTGAGTCAATTGATGTCTTGGAGACACAAGACCCAAAAGCGGTCACGGTTCAGTAAGGCGCGCGCTGGCAGAAATTGTCGTTGCCACCGGTTACTGGCCGTCAGAGATTACATTTGAGGCAGACGACATGAACACAGTAATTGAGATACTTAACAAGCGACGCGGCGGCCGCTAATGGCTGACTCGCCGTTCACATCCGTACGCATTGAGGGCATCCAAGAAGCACTAAAAGAATTAAATACGTTTGACCCAAAATATCGGCGGCTTGTCACCAAACAAATTAAATCGGCAGGCGCAGACATCATCAATGATGCTCGATCAATGGTTGCATTTTTTGACAACTCGTTAAGCAACGGTGCGCCATTGTCCGGCATGGTGCGCGGCAACTTGATTAAAGGTCGTGAGACCAGTTGGAAAACTGATCAAGTGCAATCAGGGTTTAAGGTAAAAGTTGGTGTGCGCGCAAGCCGTGAACGCACTGTAACTTACGCTCGATACACAGAGGGTGTAAAAACCCATGATCAACAAATTGACTTTAATGCTAAGCCATATCAATTAATGGTTATCCAACAGGCTAACGCTGCTGGTGCAATCTATGACCATGCCGGCCGCAACACAAACTCAACATTTGTAACAAATCTAAACGCTGAAGTAGGGCCAGAACCGCGTGCAATTGATAAAGCCGTAGAACGTGGCAGAGAACCAGTCACAAAAAAAGTTTATGAAGTAGTGCAAGATGTAGAGAAACAGATCAACAGAAACCTTAGGTTTACTTATGGCAATTAACATTCCCATCATTACGGCGTTTACCGATAAAGGTATCCAAGAAGCCGAAAAAGCGTTTGGAAAGTTTGGCAAAACAGGTGTATTAGTTGGCGCTGCTTTTGCCGCAGTTTCTACAGCCGTTGTTGCAGGTTTGGGCATGTCTGTCAAGGCCGCTGCTGATGATCAACGCTCGCAAGAATTGTTAGAAAAACAGTTATACAACACAATTGGTGCAAGTGAAAAAACAACAAAAGCCACAGAGGATTTTATTGGCCAAATGGAATTGGCTACGGGTGTTGCAGACGATCAATTAAGAGTTGCGTTGGGCAATTTGATTAGATCAACAGGTGATTTGACAACGGCACAAGATTTGTTGGGTTTGTCGCTTGATATCAGCACCGCTACTGGCAAAGATTTAGAGTCAGTTTCTATTGCATTGGCTAAGGCCAGCATGGGCCAATTCACCGCATTAGGCAAACTTGGTATTCCACTTGATGACAACATTAAAAAAACTAAAGACTTTGGCAAAGCACAAGAGTCTTTAGATAAACAATTTGGCGGTGCGTCAGCAACAGCAGCAGAAACATTTGGTGGTCAGTTGTCTCGATTAGGTACGGTTTGGGATAATTTAACTGAGTCAATTGGGTATGCAATTCTTAATAATAAATACGTTAAAGACGCAATTGGTTTATTACCAGATGCTGCAGATAAAGCAATCAAGGCGTTTGGTGAACAAGGCTTAACTGGTGCGTTCACAGTATTTCTTGACAACATGGGCATCGTAGGCGCATTTGTTAAAAAATGGGGCGCGTCAGTTGTACTCGAATACAACAAAATGGCTGTACAAGCCAACAACGCATTGCAATTGTTGACGATTGGATTGATACAACTTGTGCCCGGTTATAGGGCAGCAATGAAAGAAGTGTCAAGCAACATCATTAATGCAGAATTACAAATGCAAGCAAGTGATATGTACATTAACGATTTGACAAAAGCAATGAACGATCAGGCTGCGCAAACAAAACGCAACGCAACTGAGTCAGAACGCTGGTCGCAATATGTTGAGTCAATGGGTATTACAGCAAAAAACACGACTCCCTCAATAACAGATTTGGGCGGCGGTGCAGCCAAAGTTGACCCAAAAATTAAAGCAATGGCAGACCGCGTTAAAGAAGCAGCCGATGCATTAGACAAACAATTAAACGATGCATTAAAAAACGCGCAAGATGGTTTGACCGATGCACAATCTGCGTTTGACAATTTTGGCAAAAGCGTTTCGGATGGTCTTAAAAGTGCATTTAGTTTTAAGGATGCTAAAGACGGCGGAGATGAAACAGGTAAAGGTTTCTTAGCAGGTTTGCAAGATCAAGTTACAGGAATACAAGTTTACGCAGATGATGTTTCGACTTTGCTTACAATGGGTTTGTCTCAAGACTCACTTCGGGCCGTGCTTGATGCTGGCGGTGAGTCTGGTGCAGCAATAGCAAAAGAACTTATTGCAGGTGGCGCTAATGCCATTATTAAAACCAATCAACTTGTTGACTCAGCAAAAGTCGCTGCCGATTTTGTTGGGCAACTTGCCGCCAAACAGTGGTATGGCGCTGGTGTGTCTAACGCGCAATCTTATTTGCAAGGTGTCGAGGCGGCGTTTAATGAAGCACAAAAACGGCTTGGTGCAAAAGGTCTAAAATTGCCAGACATCAAAGGCATAGCGGCATCATTTGATTTGGCCGTTAATGGGCCATCAGTGACACCGATTAGCACAAAACCAGAGCAAGGCGGTGGCGTACCGGGTGGCGGCGTAGTTATCAACGTGAACGGTGTGATGAGCAATGCACAAACAGGGCAAGCAGTATTAGACAGTTTGACTCAGTACACGCAAGTGTATGGGCCTCTTAATTTGGCGATCAGGTAATGGCTGGTGCAGCCGTCATCTCTGGTGGCGATTACCTACTAGAACTCTCAACAGGGTACGACTCGTCAGCGTTTTATTTGGATGACTCAACGCTCAACGGCACTGCAGTACTTGACGGTGACGGCACAGATTATGTGGATATCTCAAACCTTGTGCAAGACATTACGGTTAGTCGAGGCCGTAAACGGCCGCGCGATGTATTTGGGCCGGGCCAGATGGCGGTGTCAATTAACATACCTAAAACAAACCGTGACCTAGACCCGTTTAACACATCCAGCGCGTATTACAACCAAGTAACAGAACAACCGGGTTTAGCACCATTACGAGACATCAGGCTAAGTCGTAACGGCAGCCGCATTTTTACAGGCAAAGTAACCACATTTAACCAAACCTACACAATGGATGGTTTAACCCAGTATGCGGTATTTGCTGCCGATGATATCTATACCTTGTCACAAGGTTTCTTGCCCGAAACCGCCACCACCGCTCAAACCTCATCAGCGCGCATTACAGCCGTTTTAACGGCCGCAGCCTACACAGGCACAACATCGCTTACAGCGTCACCTACGGCCACGCTAGGCGCTTACACCATTGCCTCTGGCACAAACGTCAACGCCTACCTCAATCGCATCCAACAGGCTGAACAAGGCCGCATCTTTTGCAGCCGCACCAATGTGCTCACCGCACAGGCTCGAACAGGCACAACCCTTTCAGCGTCTATTGCCACGTTTACTGACACAGGCAGCGCATTTGATTATGACGTGCTCTCAGTTGAGTTTGATCAAGCACCAGTGATCAACAATGCAAACGTGACTATTGAGGTTGGTGGCACATTACAAAACGCTAAAGACACATCATCTATTAGCCAGTATTTTACGCAAACTGAGGCAATCACTGACAGCCTTTTAAGCACCGATGCTCAGGCCGCCACGCTTGCCAGTTACTTGCTATATCCAATACCGTTGCCACGTTTTACTAGCATCTCCACCAATTTTTTAACATTGACCGATCTACAAAAAACCACTCTTACGGCCGTTGAGATTGGTGACACCGTTACAGCCACCAAGACGTTTAGCAGTGGCACACCGCTCTCAGTAACCCAAGATTTATCTGTTGAGGGCATTGAGCATCGCATCAATTTTGCGACCGGGCATCGAGTGACCGTCTGGACAGCAGCCACAACCGTGCTGTCGGACTTGATACTTGATGACATTACTTATGGCATCATCAACTCAACCAATGCGTTAGGATAAAATACAACTATGGCAAATACACAGACCACCGTTCCGTTGTTTACTAGCGGTCAAGTTTTGACTGCCGCACAACAAAACACGAGTGCTGGCACGGGCGTACCGGTGTTTGCTACAACTGTGACGCGTGACGCGGCGTTTGGTGGCAGTAATAAAGCGTTGGCAGAGGGCCAGTTGTGTTACATCGAGGCGAGCAACGTAGTGCAGTATTACGATGGCGCGGCGTGGGCTACTGTCGGGCCGGCATCGGCTGGCGGTTTGGTTTACATTACTGGTACAACATTTAGCGGTGCATCTACTGTCAGTTTGCCAACAAGCACTTTTACAAGCACTTACACAAATTATCGCATTTCATTAAATGTGTCTAGTTATCCTTCTACCGTTTCTTCACTTAGGATGAGGTTCAGGGCATCAGGAACAGACAACTCGGCATCTAATTATCAGCAGGGTTACATGACTGACCAAGCATTTGCAAACACATTAACAACATTTGCGTATTTAACTAATTGTACGTTCGCTAGCAGTGCAAACGTAAATGGCACTCAATCTATGGACATTTACAATCCACAATCTGCAGTAGCGGCAAGTTGGCTATCACAAGGGCAGTATTTAACCACTAGCAACAACTCGCAACAATCTTTGGCTGGCGGTGTTTTAACAGTAACAACCGCTTACGACGCGATTACTTTTTTTGGTGACGGTGGAACACTCACAGGAAGTTACAAGGTTTATGGCTACAGCAACAGTTAGACCAACCGTACAAATTGGCGATGAAGTACGCGAAATGAACGATGCCGAATACGCACAATACGAAATAGACCAAGCCGCAAACAAGGCCGAAGCAAAAGCACAAGCCGACAAAGCCGCAGCCCGACAAGCCGTTATAGACAAGTTAGGTATCACAGCCGATGAAGCCGCGCTACTACTTGGCTAGCGTCATGCTTGCACTTGTGTCGACTGCGTGCGAAACAACACGCACAAATGCGCCACAAAAAACACGCAACAGCGCGCTAACACGTTGTAGCACTATTGCCCAATGCGAAAGGGTCACTAATGGCTAGAGAAAAAGCCGAAATAGAAATACTGCATGCACGCATGATTGTGTTTGTTGGCTGCACTATCGCAGTCACATTTGCTGTGACAGTCATCGGGTTTGTGTGGGGTTTATTGTTTGTTACTCAACCAGTCGAGCAAGCACCAAACGATGCAGCATTTATTGACTTACTTAAAACCCTTAGCATTTTTATGACCGGCACATTGTCTGGCCTAGTTGCCGCCAACGGCCTTAAACGCAAACCAATAGAACCAACCAATGGCAATAATTCCAGCCAACCCTAAAATCGTAGGCTCACGGCCTTACACGGGCAACAGTGACGGCGCATCGGCTGGCCCACTGCCCGGCATGGATGAGTGGATACGTCAAGCAATCAAATACGGTGCAGGCGCATTTTGGAATAACGGCAGTTGGGGTGTACGCAACATGCGCGGTAGTGAAACATCGTTGAGTGTGCATGCTACTGGTCGAGCAGTTGACTTGTCGTACAGGCCGTCAGAGCAACACGCCACCGCCAACCGTAAAGGCGCTATTGCGTTCATAAACATTGTGTTAGCCCACGCCAACGAATTAGGTGTTGAGTGCGTGTTTGATTATTTCCCTAAAGCGTTTGGGCGTGGCTGGCGTTGTGACCGTCAAGCATGGAAGTCGTACAGCAAACCCGAAATACACGGTGCGCCGGGTGGCGATTGGTTGCACGTGGAAGTATCACCAGCGTTCGTCAATCAGCCCGTAACCCTTATACAGCAAGCGTTTAAGAGAGTATTCACCGAATTGCCACAGTGATGCCCTATGGTGGAAACACCGACGATAAGGGAGATGCAATGGCAGACGCAAAAACATACATTTACGAGGTTTACACCACGCACCTAGATAGCCAGCAAATGGTTTTGGTGCAGATATTCCGTGACCCAGAGACAGACCAAGTGCTGCACGCACAAATTGCGTTTAAGGATGCAATCGGTGACTCATGGCAAACGCCTTACCAATTGGAGAAAAAATGACATATTTCGCTATCAAAATAGGTGCATGGCTGGTTACTGGCTTAGCGGCGTTTACGTTGCTGTACGGGGCTAGTAAGCCGCCTGAGAGGCATTTACAGCCGGGTGAGCAAATCACAACAACGCTAATAAGCATTGTGCCCACATTGCCAAGCACAACAACCACGACCACGACCGTGCCTAAAGGATGCGCCCAATACGTTGCCGATGCCATTACCGCCGGCTGGCCCGCAAGCGAAGCACCAATGCTGGCGCGCGTCATGTTCAGAGAGTCACGGTGTAACCCGTTGGCGTTTAACAGCCGAGACAGCAACGGTGGCAGTCGAGGATTACTACAAGTCAACGGCACGCACAAGTCATGGCTTATTAGTGAGGGTTACATAACCAAACTTGACGATTTGTTTTATCCAGATGTCAATATCCGTGCCGCGTTACACCTCTGGTATAAAGTTGGCTGGTCAGCATGGGCTGTGCCCGGCTCATGACTGACGCACAATATCCCGAAACAGGCATAACAGAGGAGACCCGACGAATGTATCCCGATAACTACAGCGACAAACTTGTCAAAGTGTTTGGCGAAATGATTGATGACATTGTGCGACCAAACCACGTTGCTCGACCAAAGCCACCAGACCACAGCATTTTGCTTGACGAATTAACAATGATGTATGACGCACACATGACCATTGGCGGAGAGCAAAACCGTTTTAACGCATCAGTGATTAGAGCAGCAATAAATGTTATACGCGCCTTGTAAATTGTGCGGTTTAACTATGCACGGCACTCGATACCGGCACAACCCAGAAAAAGTAATGTGGTTACATCCCAACCTTAAAGCATGTACTAAAGTAAAACCAATAGACCCGACCAAAAGGAAAACCCGACATGACAAACAATGACCATCCATCGTTGCCATACAACGGCAAGAGTGGCCACGTGGCTGCATCTAAAACATCTACAGCGCGCGCTTTATATGAGGATGCATCGGGCGTTACAGGTAAGCGCCAAATTGCAATACTTGAGGCATTAGAAACCGCAGAGTTTGGCAAAACATGGTCAGAGTTAGGCAACGATCTCAACTTGCATCACGGTCAAATATCAGGCGCGCTCTCAGTACTACACAACGCTGGTCGAGTATTTGCGTTACGCCGTGAACGAAACAAAAGCCAGATTTACTACCATTGCAAATATCGCACATCATTTGGCGATTACGAGCGCCTAGATTTCCCTGTCAAAACAGCACACGCACAAGCCACAGACGCACTAGATGCACTTTTGCTGGCCGTAGATCAGTTGCTTGAGTGCCAGACCATGCAAACAGTTGCGGCGGTACGACACGCAAATGAAATGTACAAGGCGGCTAAACATGGCATTTGATCTTGCACTTTACGAGACAGTGGCACAACGTTTAGTGCGTTGGTGGACAGAGTTTGACAACGGCCGCATCATCACCACTATTCATCACTATGACGGCTCAACAATTATTATGCGCGCTGAGGGATACAACAACGAGGACAGGCTTATTGCCACCGGGTATGCAGAGGAAGTGTTCGGTAATTCTCCAGTTAACAAAACTTCATTTCTTGAGAATTGTGAGACCAGCGCTATTGGCCGCATGATCAGTAACAGCAGGATTGGGCACACTGGTGAGCGCACATCGTCTGAGGAGATGGCAAAAGTAAATCGGTTGACCAGCACACCTCGACCAGACTCTCATGGCAGCGCTACACCTAAACAGATCGGTTTCTTAAAGAGCCTTGCGCGCGGTAAAGGATGGGATGATATGCAACTGCTCGAATACATCCACCGTTTGCTACAGGTAGATGACGTGGTAGTTGAGACATTGACGGCTGGCCAATGCTCGGCCGTGATAGACGGGTTAAAAAAATGATTAACCCAGACGAGCAATACAACCGTTTGCATGACCATTGTCAAGCGATTGCGCGTGAGCGTGATTGGGCTAACCAAGAGATTGAGCGCCTAAAACTGGAGTTAAATCTGGTCATAAATCAAATGAGCAAAACCTTGCATGAGGTCAGAGACGAATTGGAATTGGCGCATGAAGCATTGCGTAGGCAAATGCCATGAGCCGCACAGTCTGGCTGGCGTTGGCTCTAACAGTGTTATGCGCTGTGCTTATGGTCAGGTCTGATAAACGATGAGTACTGAATACCGCAAGGCACAAATGCGCGCATACGCCAACCAACGATATGCAGCCATGCGCCAATTGGCTGGCTCAACTGTAGGCGCTCAATTACGGTCACATGGCCAGTTAAGCATTGGGCAAGAGCGTAGGCGTTATAGCCAATTAAAAAAGATTGAGATTGGTAAGTGCGAGATATGCGAATTGGTATGCGATGAACACACTCACGTTGCATTTGCATTTGATCATTTAGACCGCAAAACTAAGGTAGCCGCCATCTCAAAGATGGTTTGGAAATCGTTTAGTATTCAGCAGATTGATGATGAGATAGCCAAGTGCAGATTGCTGTGCCATTGTTGTCATGCGTTTGTAACTTATTTAGGCGACCATCACAAAGACCAAGACATTAGATTTAGACCAGATCACCCACAACTATTTGATCACGCATAGACCTAAGCCTGTCGCAAGGTGGTTGGATGACCGGCGGTAACGCCGTTAGACCAGCGCGCACAAAACCTGATACACGAGAGGCAGAGTGCTAAGCGTTGGGGCGAGTCGTAAACATAATCGACTAGATGTGCAAGGTAATCGGATTGAGGCAGCCCGATGGGTAGAGCATCATCACTCTGTCTCTGCTGACACATAACGATGACATACACTTAACAAACCGACACAACAAAGGCAGGCCCGACATGACAACTCAGCAACACTCAACCGACAACAAGGCGCGCACGCGCCGCGTTAGCACAAGCGCAGCGCGTGAGCACAACCATGCCGGCTAAACGTAGGTCAACAGAGCACGACTCAGCCGTGTACTTAAGAAACCGCAAACTCATACTGAGTGACAACCCACCGTGTCACTGGTGTGGCATCAACGCTGCATCAGAGGCAGATCACTTGATTGAGACAGATCGCGGTGGCACATCCGAGTTAGACAACCTTGTGCCGGCTTGTCGCAAATGCAACGCCACAAGAGGCAACAAGTATCGAGCAGCACGCGATGACCAACGCACACGACCAAAACAAAAACCAAAAATCATGCCAGCAAACCCAATGCCAGCAACAGTTTTACAACCCGAACACTCAGAGCGTTTTTTTCCTGCAACTCTTCCCGTC